CAAGTACAGCTCCAGAATAAGCAGTACTTCCTGGAAAACTGCCATATGTGGTTACAGTATTGTCACTCGGATCAACAAATCTACCCACTGTTGCACTGTGTGGAACGAAATATATTTTTCCATTAGGAGCAAGTACACCTCCGTTATAAGCAGCACTTCCTGGAAAACTGCCATATGTGGTTACAGTATTGTTACTCGGATCAACAAATCTACCCACTGTTGCATCTTTAGGAATAAAATATATTTTTCCATTAGGAGCTAATACTCCTCCAACATAAGCCTCAAATCCACCTCCTCCTGGAAAACTGCCATATGTGGTTACGGTATTATTCGATGGATCAACAAATCTACCCACTGTTGCAAAGAGGGGAACAAAATATATTTTTCCATTTGGAGCGAGTACACCTCCTGCATAAGCAAAGTTTGCTGGAAAACTTCCATATGTGGTTACGCTGTTATTGTTTGGATCCACAATCCTACCCACTGATACATCGTCTGGAACAAGATATATTTTTCCATTAGGAGCAAGTACAGCTCCCTGATAAGCTTGATTCCCCGGAAAACTGCCATAATTTTCAACAAAAACAGCACTGGCAGGAATAGTACTATTGGTTAGGGCTGTTGCACTCAGATATTTTTGCAATGTGCTCCATTGAGCTATGTTTTGTCCTTTGTCCCATCCGGGCACATCCAGTTCACTCAAACTTGGTTGAGCAGATATGGTAACAACCCCTGTTGATTTGTTTACACCTATTTGACCGGTAAGCTGGTTTATTCCACTTAAACTCAAAACACCGGCACTTAGCGGACCCAAAGATGGAGCAATATCATTTCCTTGACTGATGAATACATCCCCAGCATTTCCCAGATTGTTTCTTGATGCTAAAAGACTTAGATTTAATGCGTTGCTCATATCGTTAAAATAATATAATATTATTTAACGAAAAACATCAAAATTTATATATGATTTAGCTAGGTTTAACAGGCCAAACAATAAGACGAGGATCACTGGCATATGTCTGAGGAATATCACGCAATTGCTGACGATAACTTACCCATTCAGGATTATCACCAAGGGAAACGTCGCGAAGCTGTGTCCAATCACTTTCCACAAGAAGACCGTTCCGTTTGATGATTACATCATTCCAGTAAGTGGCCAGACGAGTGGGGTCATTGATTAGTTGAACAACTTGAGCCAATCCTTGTGCAACTTGTTGGTTTACATATTGTTCCCATGTAATACTACCTCCACTAAAAGGATAATAAGGTTGATCTTTGCGCATGCGGCAAATCACTGCATCGCCTGTTTCGTAATATGTTCCGCAATCAACGTAAATTGTCATATAATATATTTATTAAATTTGTTTGTTAAACATTGGATTGGTACAAACATTTATGTTCCAATTATTGTTTAAATTGAAATACATGACTCCTATTGCTGTAGTATAATAAGGAACAAAAAATGCTTTTCCATTCGGATGCATCACACCTCCTTGGAATCGTCCAGTAGGAAAACCAATTGAATTGGGCGGAAGCAATTTGGTGGTTGTGTTTGTTTCAGGATCAATAATAACCAAAAAAGTATCTTCATTAGGCGAAGTATATATTTTTCCATTGGGAGCAAGAAATGCTGTTTGACTGTTTACTCCGCTTGTTCCACTTCCTATCCAACTTGCTATGGTTGTGGTGGTATTATCATCTGGATTTATAATTCCGATTGGTCCTGCTGTAACAGCTCCACTAGTACCGGGAACATTATGAGGAACGCAATATAGTTTGCCGTTAGGAGCAAGTACCATTCCTTCGAAAACAAAGGCAAATGAAGTCAATCCAGCATATGAAAATCCTCCAGCAAAACCATAAGTTGCACCTGTTCCTGCTTCTGGATCAATTACTCCAAAAACCGTGCCAAAATACGGGGCATAATATATTTTTCCATTTGGAGCAAGTTGGCTTCCATTAACGTTAAGACTTGCATTAAAAACTGGTGCTGCAATAGTTGTGGTTGTATTATTTGCAGGATCAAAAACTGCAATACTTCCAGCTCCACCTCCTGCTTGAATTTCATAAAATTTACCATTTCTGGCCAAGGTGGGATAACCAAAAGTAAGTCCTGGAGTGTTTATGGTTTGATTTACTGTATTGGTGCTGGGATCCAGAACAATCAAACGAGTTGTCACACCCCCCATGTAGAATTTTCCATTGGGTGCCAGCATTGCTCTGCTTACACTTCCTGTGTGAAAAAATGTTGTTATGATTCGTTCACCTTCAGGATCAATCACATAACCTTGTGTGGTTTGTGTAACATCTGCGGGAAACATGTATATTTTTCCATTGGGATGCACTTGCATTGAGATGCTATATCCCCTTGTGGTTCCAAAAAGGCGCATGGTCACAGCACTGGCTGAAATGTTTCGATTACTATAAGCAACTGCACTCAGATAAGATTGTAATGTACCCCAGTTTGATATGTTACTTCCATCAGTCCAATCAGCTGCCTGAAGATCTGTAAGGCTTGGTACTGCTGAAAGTGTAACTACGCCTGTGCTGGCATTTGATGCTATTCTTGTTAAAGGACCGCTTCTGTCAAAATTTAAATTGGAAACACCTGATGTGACTGGAGCCGCGCTGAATGTTGGCTGGGCTGTGCTTCCTCGGCTTACAAGAACTGTTCCCTGGATGTTAAATCCAGATAATCCCAATGTTCCAAGTATGCTTGCACGACTCACGGTAAAAGGTTATTTTTTCTCTTCTACACTCACAATACCGCGCAGAAAGAGTGTTCCAGAAGCAGGATCAATCCATTGCGCTTCTTTCATAACATTTTTGCCTACTTGACGTTCCACAATAATAGGTCTTGTCAATTGTCCTGAAATAGGACTTACTTGAGGTTTGGGCTGCACAAATGGTACGTTTTTGATCATATTATTATTTATAATTATTTTATATTTTTATACTGTAATTCGCAAACTTTAAACACCTTATTTGGAAGATTTTGAATAAAATCGATTATTTTAGCATTAATTCCAATATCAACTTTTCCAAGAGGAGCATTTCTTTTAATAAGATTAGGCAAACTTAAAAAACGATATTCATTATCATCACTGTCTATAACCACCCAAAATTCACCTGCATATTTGCCTTTTAATATTGCAAAAAAGGCACCTTTTTTATAAGTTTTAAACCTTATCTTTTTGAAGAGCTTTGACAGCATGACTAAATCCTTTGATATTTTCCTTCAAATCCTCGATAACATTTTTAGGCGTATAACCCAGACTTTCAATTTTCATGGGCGAAAGCATGCAATTGCTTCGGTTAACTTTGAAATTCATCTCTTCATAGCTTAGAATTTTCCAATTTTTGTTTTCTAACCCTTCTTCTCGCATCAATTGAATAACGTCTTCACCTCGAATACTATCATTATTCACCACATTATAAATACCATATCGGGGCTTTTCTTTTAAATTGATAAAGAAGTCAGTAAATTCACTCAAAAGGTTCATACTGGTGATACTATTTTTCATGCTGATTAAATTGTCATATTTCAAAAGTTTATAAAGATAGTTTTTACTTGCATAACTGTCATTGTAAGGAATACGAATACGAAAGGTGTAAACAGGATAATCTTCCAGTTTTTCTTCACAAAGATGTTTGGTTTTGCTGTAAAAGCTGCTGCGATTGCTAAAAATTCCAAAATTAGGCATATCATATTCACTGTAAATTTTATCCTGGCTGTCGTAAATGCATCCGCTTCCTACATTAATAAAAGGGATTTCCATTTCTTTACAGATTTTAGCAATACGAACAGGAACAACCACATTCCAAAAATAACAATCCTGCCAATTGGTTTCACAACCTTCCACGTTTGGTGATCCAGTATAACCTGCTGCATTGATCAAATAATCTGGCTTTCCTTTTTCCAGATATTCCCGGAGTTTTTCTGGTTGTGTATAATCCAAGAATTCCCGGCGAACCATGTCCACAGTTTTTACATTACCCAAACTTTTCAGTTTGGCAGCCATATTTTTTCCTACAAATCCTCCTCCGAGGATAAGAGCATTATTAATCATCGTTGTTTTTTGGTTTGATATTGTTTTGTGACTGATAAAAGAAACGATTGATTGCTGCGCTTAATGCATCCGCATCTTTTTGATCTTTTGCATGGATGAAATTCACCTGACTATTTGCCATGTCATATCCGATAATAATAAAACAATCAAGATATTCGCTGATGATGCTGTCCAGATGTGTAAGATCAGCAGATCTTTCTGTTTTTAAATTAATCTTTTGTTGCAGATAATTGTGCAACGTGCTTTTGATCAATCCTTCGATATTCTCTGCCGATACTGATTTCGGCGGCTGTTTTGCAGAAAGAGAATTAGACGAGGTTGAGTTCTTGTTGTTTTTCTTCCGAGGGCTTTTCACTTGAACTATTTACCATCTTTTTGAAAAATCTACTATTTTTAGCATTATTGCCAATGTTCTTTTCAAGAAGCAAAAGAATTACACTTTCAATGCTGTCTGTTCTCAGGCTGAAGTTCTTCACGAAACGAATTCCGCCATCATTTATTTCAAACATGATATCTCCGTTGAAATCCTTGTTCTGATAACAGGTGATAAAAATACTGCTGTTAGAAGGATCAACAATGATGGTCCAAAGACGAGGATCTGTTTTTGCATATTCCTGGAACAGTTTCCATACAATGAATCCGTTGTCACGGAGACGCTTGATGAAATAACTAGGTGTACGAACTTTGTTTTTGCTTATTCTTTTTTTGTTTGATGTATTCATTTGATTAGGCATGGTATGACATAAGACATTTTGATTCCATCATTTTCATATATTAGATTTACTAGGCTGCTTGCTTTATGGAAGCGAAATTGTAATTTTTCCATCTTATTTGCCAAAATAATTCTTAAGGGTTCAAGCGGAAGAATAAAATCCAAACCACCATCCACAGATGCGATGTTCTCAATAGTACGGGTAAATCCATCACACTGATTTTTTGTTTTGTCTGAAAGTTCAATCTTTAGGGTATTATTTGCAAAAACAAAATATAATTTATTTAAATCTGGATATATTCCACTCGCCTTAATTATTTCAAAAAAAACATCAGTATTTAAAACAATATCCAAATTAAAAGGAAGAGCATTTATTTTTTCAAAACTTAAACGGGGTTTTGGCACAACCTTGGTATCATACATTTGCATTGTAAAATGATTTGTTGTGTCTTTGTATGAAAGATAATTCTGATCCAGTTTAAAACTGACCACATCTTTTTGCACAAAATCAAGAGTCTTAATGAATCTAGAAAGATCAATAAATGCCAGTTCTTTCTGATCTTTAATATCAGTATCAATACTGGACGATGCTTCCAGAAAAAGTGAACCATCGGGATAACTGCTTTTTGCCTGAACTTTGTCTGGTTCTATTTTAAGAACACACTTCGGATTCAGTTTCAGAAGCGGTTCAAGAAAATATCGACAGAATTTGTTCTTATTTTCTATCGTGAACCGATTCATTTAATATATTCTTAATATTGGTTAAAGCTGATATAATCTTATCAAACTCAGGAATCAGTTTGGGTCCATTTGTAAAATGGATAACTTGTTGAATTGTTTCTTGAACAGGAACTGGTGCCGAAACATTCAATCCTGCATTTACTACATTGACAGCAGGAGCTGCCGGAACTGTAGCTTGAGGAATAACTGGTGCCTGTGGTTGTTGAATTACAGGTGGAGTTAAATTAGAAGGTTCTGATGGCAATAAACTCATGCCTTGATCAGAATTTATCCTAAAAACATTCTTAGGATCAGTTTTTAAAGCCTTTAAACTACTTCCTCCTACATTATGCTTGTCTATTTCATTTAATTGAGCGAGTGTATTGCCCAAAAAATTATAAACAATATTAGCTATTTGTGGATCTTGAATGTGGCTCATTCAGATGTTTCCAGACCTTCAAGAAGATCCTTGATCAAATCTTCCTCTTTATCATCGGCTTTTTTACCACCAATACTGGATTTCAATTGTGTTTTCTGCTCCACAAGATCGCTGCTCTTTTCAGCAGCAACCGCCTTTTTAGATGAAGGAGGAGTTACAGAAACGTTACAGAAGAAATGTTCTTCCAAAAGTTTCTGAAGCTCATCTTGTGTTTTCTTTTGATAAACACTTTCCAAGTCAAAACCACTTTCATAGATTTTTTCTTGAGCCTTTTCATCCAATCCTTCAATTTCTTTTGGAGAGGTGAATCTGCTGCTACTATAATTCGGGAAATCCCCCTGCTTTTCTACTTTGATCTTTAGATTGCAACCTTTTTCAGAAAGATCAAAAATTTTGTCACCAAAATCTTCACTTTCTTCACCGGACATTGCATCCATAACGATCTTATGAAGCTGTTTGCCAAACTTCAAAATCATTACTTTTCCGTTGTTGCTTTTATTAATAGGATCATCAACAACCAAAACATTTGCAAGCCATCTTTCAGTACGCTTAATTTCTGCTCCCTTTACCTTGTCAGCATCATTATTGCTCTTATAAAGAAGCTTATAACGAGTTTGGCCAATAGGATCAACTTCGCCCCATGTAGTCGGGGAAAGGGCACTGACATATTGACCTGTTGCGAAACTGGTCCAACCATGTTGAACATGATGAAAGAATGTCTTTTTGGCATCCTTCAAATTAGGAATCAAACGAACACTATATGTGTTTCCTGGTTCCAGTTTCAGAATATTTTTATATAATCCGCTGTTATTTTCACCCTTCTTTGTAAGGGATTCCTTCAGCGTTTCAAACATAGATGATGTGAATTTACTCATGAACTTATCTTAACATACAAATTAAGATGTCAACTCAGAATCTTTTTATTTAAAATACTTTTTACCAAAATTCTGGCATTTTGGCTAGTAAGAAACTTTTTATTATATAATTCATAATTTTCATAAATGTCTGGTATTATGAATTTTAAAAGATTGGAATCAAAAGCAAAAAAAGCTTTTTCAAAACC